CATGACTCCTCAAACCAACAACCGTTCAGTTGCTGGTCAAGCTATCATGACGCCGCTCTCTGCTGGCACGGGGATTTCTCGCCGTTCTTCACTGACCTCTAATGTTTCATCCGCACTACCCAATTATACAAACCCTATAGTAAGGGTGTTGTCAGGGACTGTGGACTTCAAGGAGGCTAGTAAGAAAGACTTGATTTCGCTCCATACCGTAAAGCAGGGCACTCTGGTAGAAAAGTGTCTCCCATCACATTGTTCTCGTGATGTTAAAGACAAACTCTTCTCCTCCTATAATTCTCTTATTGATTATCTTGTGATCTATGGCTTTGACCCTAAAGGCCAAAAGAGTTCACCAACACTCGCCCACTGGCAGTTATGCTCAGTTGAATGCGGTTGGATGAAGTTCTTGAAATACAAGATTTCAGCTTTCTTTTCTATTGTCTTGGGTGAGGTCTTACCTCCTTGCCCATTTTCTACTCGTGATAACCCCCTTCATCTTATCGGGGGCCGAGCTGGTAGATTTGTATCCAAGATTCTTAAGACCTCAAGCAGACTTCAATTTGCTACTGGTATCCTTTATCTTAAGAAAGGTCTTGCCCGACCAGGCAAGAAAGAACTTGATGCGGCAATCATTGCAACAAAGAAAGTCCTTACTAATTTGCGTCACATCCCTGTTCCTACAATCGATTTCATCGACGATTGGGACAATCCTATGGAACCTCTCACTTTAACCGATATGTCTTCACAGATACGTCGGACTGTTAGAGAGATTTTCACTGGTTGTAAAATTACAGATCGTGATCTTCATAAACCATATGCACCTTCCGTTAAGGCGAATTATGTCGACTCTAGGTCGAAATTCGGCACTTTCGGAACTTTGGTGGATTTGGGCCTTATTGGTCCCAATATGGCTGGTGTCGATCCTTCTATTATTTTCAGAGATGTGTTGGAAGGAAGTGAGGTGAGTGAGTTTAGGGAGGGGGGAAGTGGTCTCTCCATTCGTGGTTTAAAGCCGGATTTCAAATGGTTAGTGGAATCGATATACACTAATGTATATGAGAAAGCGAGACGTCTCGCAAGTGAAGAAGTTGCAGATGTAAAGTTGGTGGGTATAGCCGAAGCTCTTAAAGTTCGGACTATTTCCAAAGGCCCACCTCTTACATACTTCACTCTAAAACCTGTGCAAAAATTCCTTCATAAGATTATGAGAAAGTTAAAGATCTTTAATCTGATTGGTCAACCTGTTAGTCCGAAAATATTGAAAGAAGTGTTTCCGAATGCCATTCCTGGCTTTCAGTTCCACTCTCTAGATTATTCCAGTGCTACAGATTTTCTTAATCCTTTCCTATCTAATGAATGTGCTGACGAAATTTCCAAAGTCATTTCTCTCCCTGACGATCTTCGCGCTTTATTCTTAAAGGCGTTGACAGGTCATCTTGTTGAGGGGGAAGACCAAGTTTGGGGTCAGCTTATGGGTTCTATTATGTCTTTTATTGTTTTATGTATCGTTAATGCGGCTGTAATTAGGTACTCTCTTGAAGTCACCCA